TAATAGCACCCCCGACGCCTGCTGCAAAATACTCGCCACCTTGTGCAGTTTCCCAGCGACCAGCGGCTTGTGAGTCTTCTCGTAGTCTTGTTTTAAATATCTGTTGATATTCTGGAGAGTCAATTAGTGTTTTAGCTTTACGCCCGAATCTTACTGCTAGTTCTCCTGTGTGAGTAGTTTGTATAATTTTTAGTTTTGGATTTTTCCCGATCATCCAAGCAGGCAACAGGGTTGAGGCAAACTCTGACTTGGTATGCCTTGGTGGCATATTCACAATTAATCTTTTTATTTTTCCCGTGGCAAGATCATTAAATTTTTGTGCAATTGTTTTGTGATGCTCACCCTCTATAAAATCAGGCCACATCTGTTTTGTAAATTCTAAAAAATCATCTCTTGCAAGTTCTTTTTTATTTTCTTCTTTGTATTTAAATAATAACTTTTTAAATCTATCTCTGACGTCAGGTGGTAGTTTATTTATTTTATCTATATCTATTTGCATTTGAAAAATTTTTTGTAAAATTTTTTTACATGTTATTTTTAGTCTTATAATGATTTTTAAGGGTTTGACTATACAAAACTCGGCATATAGTGGTAGTCTGTGGGACCCCTACTACATATAGTAAATTAATAAATTAAAAAAGTTTGGATTTTGGAAATCGTTTGGGACCCCTGGCCCGTTAGGGCCAGGGGGAGAGAGTTAATCTAGTAATGTCATGTATGCTTTAGCATTCATCTTACTAAATTTTGTTAAACCTTTTTGCATAGTCTTATAATCTTCGTCAAACTCTGCCTGTTTAATCATGATGTATAATTTATACTCTTCTGCTGTTAACATCTCTGATTGACCAGAATAAGGATTGATTGCTTTGTGTACTCTTTCTGTATCTGTCATGTCCTGGATCATATAGGATAAGTCAAGCATTGTCAATAGCTTTTATTCTTGTTTGTGTCCATGAATAATTACCCCAATTACTTTGGACTGTTTCTTTCACAGGGTCCTCGATCGGTGTTTCAAGTGCGTCTGGTCTTGGGTGTAGTCTAATGAATTCTTCATAGTGTTCGCGAATAAAATTCATTAGACAGGTATTGTCGCAAAAGTATTTCCACATTCCCTGTGGATATTGACCACTAACATTGATCTTAATTGTTCTCAAAACCTTAGAGCCTTTGACACCACGAACTCTATTGGTTGTTTCTCGTTTATGGCAATTCGGACCATGACACCAAATATACTCACTCATTAGTGCCTCACTTTCCACGTTGTGTTAGCCGTTCTATAACCATGTGCGTCTAGGTCATAATAGACATAATAAGCAATACCTTTTTTGGAAACTCCAAACCTAGATTTCTCATCATGTTTGCCACGTCTTGTTATGTGTTTCTTATGCTTGTTTGCATAATAAGTTATGTAAAATGTTTTA